TGAGACATGATCGCCGAGCGCACAGCGTCGGTGTTGCCGCTAACCAGATGACCAGCAAGATCATATGCCGACTGCGGATCAAGATCCGCTCCCTTCATGTTCTTTAGCACGAAGGCCGACTTGCGGACATCCCCGCCACGGCGCTTGTGGAAGTCTTGGAAGTCAGCCACAGCCTGCTTGGCAAGCCTGTCGGATGCCGCATGAGCCGCATCGGTGCGAGTCGAAGGGTGGCGGGTGACCGCCTTCTTCTCAAACAGCACCGCAGTCGGATGCGCGGCATCGTGGCCAACGACACCCTCATAACCATGGGCTCGGATCACCTGCTCCATTCGGTTGAGATCCCGAGGCGAAGTGCTGCGATTGACCTTCAGCGGATCTTTGGAGAGATCGTAGAGCTTGTCGCTGGTCGTCGTATAGGCGTGCTCGCCGAGGTTGTGCTCAGGCATCACATCGCCCGGCTGGCCCACATAGAAGTAGCTGCGGCGAGGATTGCCGTCAGGGCGGCCCATGGTCCGCGCAACGTCCTCGCCGGGGTTGTTGGTGCCGTAGTAGGCCGGATCGACCTCAGTCAGGTCCGGCCTGCGGCTGTAATGGGTGAGGGGGACGCCAGCAGGCTTGGCTTCGACCTCGCCGCCTTCAGCGAACGCCGTCTGCCCCTTCAGGATGCTTTCTTGCATCTTGGGAGTGATGGTGAGGGAGGGGGCTATAATATCAGGACGAATCGGATAACCATTTTCCTCAAGATACTGGTTCCACAATTCTTTTTTTTCAGCCGGGCTCTTACTTGTGATCCACGCATCTTTTTGCGGATCAGATAAATGTCGAACCTCTGGGTGCCAATCTACAAGGTCGATTGGGTTGTACGGAGGACTTATATCTCTGGCGGAAGATCCCGGAATTGCATCCTGCCCAATCTTTGCCTCTGAATCATGCTTCTTGACGATCTCTTGCAGGCGCTTGGGTACGATCTTGTCGTAGTAGCCCTTCATGCCTTCGCCGCCGAGTTCAAGGTCCAGCCCGCTCAGAATGTGCGCCTTTTGCCCAAACCCAATCCTTGTTGGCTGCACGGCAAGAAGCTTGTCGGCAGTCTCCTTTCCAATGACCTTATGGATGTCGCCGGGCTCAACCACTTCATGATACGGGATTTGCCCGCCCGGTTTTTTTGTCGTCAGTTCCTTTGTCGCCGGGTTGTAATGGATGCTTTCGATTTGATTGCTTAGGCTATACCGCTTTGCCTGCTCCGCGCCCGGCGTCCAAACAAGCTTGTCATAGCCGCCTTCAGCCGCCTCCTTGAGGGCGCGTTTCAGGGCGAGGTCGGTCCAGCCTTCCGTCTTGGTGACGTAGGGGGCGGAGGGGACGCCGCCTTTACCAGATGCTCTGAGAAGATCACCCAGCTCTTCTCTTTCGGCTGTCGAAAGATCCGCAACCCTTGCAGTAAGGTCTTGCATCCTCTTTTCTTGCTGAGGGGTTATTCCAACGTCAAACCCCTCCTTCTTCCCTTGCTGCCCCCAATCGGACTGGATCTCCTCAACATGCAAGATCTTCTCGCCGTTTGGACCAGTGCGATCAGACATGCGAAGATGGGCAAGGATGTTGGGGTCGTCCCAATGGGATGACATAAACTTATCAGGGGTTTTGTTATAAATTGCGTCCATCACAACTTGCCGTTGATCAGGGGTAAGCTGTGAGGCAAATTGTCCGGGGAATAATTGCGCTGTTGCCTCATGCGGGGACAATCCTGCCAATGGGTGGTCTTTACCTGTAAATGGCAGCTTCAACAACACCTCGCGGTAGTTCTCGCCGCCGGGGAGGGTATATTGGCTGAATTTGGTCTGACTATTAGCCAGCGCGCCCTCTTTTTGATACAGCGCGTTGTACTCAATTTTTTCCTCTGGCGTAAAACCACCTTGCTGGGAAAATTTTTTGTCTAACTCTTCAAGCCGAGCAATTTCTGTCGGAGTCATTTTTTGACCCAACACTTTCTCTTCAACGACCGGCATCTGGTCGCGGAAGTGCTGCGCGATCTGATCCTTCGTCACGCTCTTCTGACCAGCGAACGCTTCATCAAAACCAGCAAGCTCCTCTTGCTTGACGCCCTTGAGCATCGCCTTCATCTGCTGCGGCGAGCCCTTGGCTTGCGGCAGCGCCTCGGCAACCTCAGCGGCGTGGCTGTAGAGGCCAAGCGGAGAGAGCTCGCGTTCAGCGGCACCCTCAGCAGCCCTGCGAACCATCCCTGAACCCAGCACTGCGCCACTAGCTGGAGCTCCGCCAACGCCGCCAGTCTGCGCAACCATGGCCGCGCCAAGCGCCCGTTTGATGCCTTCATCTGAGGTCGGATCAACTTCGCCAGCCTGCACCTCTTGCGCCAGCTTGGCGGCGTCTGCCAAGCCTTCCGCCGTTTGGTAGGCGACGTCTGTGCCGACTGCCTGCCCAACCGGGAGACCAGCAGGGGCTGTCTCCATATCCTGCCCACCAAACTTGAGCCACTGGTTAGGATCGTTTGGGTCAGTAACTGGACCACCTATAGCCTTCTTTAACGGCTTATCGTGGTGCGCCTTCTTCAACCAATCCTTCAGCTGGTGCGTGTGCATCTCCACCACCGACTGGATCCGCTTGTGGCCGAGCCCGTCGGAGAACGAGTGGACGTAGTCACGCAGGGCGTGCGCCCGGTCGTTGTAGCCAAGCAGCACCTTGTGCTCGTTGAACCGGCCCGAGTGAGGGTGCTGCTGATTGACGACGAAGACCCTGTCGCTGTCCTTATGAGGGCCGACGAAGGTGTCGGTGTTCTTGTGATCGTGATCGGGCCCGTGCTCGCGCAGGATCTGCCCGTAGTCGGCGGCCATCTTCGACGCGCCGCTGTCTTCCCGGATCCGGGTCGATCCCTTCCGGTTCTCGATGGCCACCGGGACGCCGTGGACGCTTTCGTGTTTCTTGGGGAAGTTCCCCGCCTCACGCTGGGCAGGCGAGACGGTGGCGGGGCCACCGGCTGCGAAATACTGATCAGCGTCGAACCTAGGCAGCATACGGGTTCCCCTTCGGGCGCGTGTCGATGCGAGGCGGCTCGATCTCGGGCCGCGTGACGCGGATCATATCACGGTCGGCCAAATAGCGCAGCCCCTGCACCCCGGCGTCCATCAGGTCGTCGTGGGGGATCGATCCCTCGCCCGAGAACGTGCAGAGCTGCTCGACGAGGGTCTGAGACCAGCTGATCGGCGTGCCCGGCATCTTGGTGCTCTCCGGCACCCAGATCCGCCCGGCTGCGAACAGGGGCGAGACGGCATGGAGCCGGTCGAGCTTTCGTGCCCGGCCCGGGTTGTACGGGGCGGAGACGATCCCCTCGCGACCGAGGGTCTGGCGCAGGCTGATCCCCGAGCCCTTGTCCTCGATCAGCAGCACGTCGGGCTTACGTCCCGAGTCCTCCATGTAGCTGGGCCCGAACATGGGCTTCATGAGGGCGCGCTCCCTCGGGGCGTAGACGGCCTTGAACTCGGTCTTCACCCGCTTGATGAGGTCCGGGAAGCCCAGACGGTCCTGCCAGCAGTCGAGCAGGATGATATCGCGGCGCTCCTTCCCCATGGCGAAGACGCCCCAGACGCAGCAGGCCGAGTAGTCGGGATCGCCCTTGACGGTCGAGCCGGTCTCCTCGGTGAAAGCCGTGTCCAAGCTCATGACGATGAACTCCAGCTCGGGGAGCGGTCGGTCGTTTGGCCAGAGCTTGAGCTGCGAGCGCTTGATGACGCCCATCTCCTCGGGGTTGATCACCTCGGCATGGATCTCTTGGCGACCGATGGTCGTGCCCTCATAGCGCAGGATCTGATCACGGAAGGTCGGGGCGAGGTTTGCGAGGTTTTCATATGTTGAAGCCCGAGTTACGATGACGTCCTTGCCCTCTCTGGCCAGCAGGTTGCGGATGATCGTATTAGGCTTTGGGGTGGTGGTGCAGATCAGCCGGGGTCGGTCGCCGAGGCGCATACCGAACATAAGGAGGTCGAAGGCCTCGTCCGCCCGCTGCCACGCGGCGAGCTCGTCGAGCCACCCGCCATGGAACTGAGGCCCACGAAAACGCTCTGGCTTCTCGGCGGTGATGCCCTTGATCGTCGAGCCGTTGATCATCTTGATCTCTACTTCGGAGCGGTTGTAGGTCTCGATTAGTTCAGTCGGGATACAGTTGATCAGGCCCGACTCGCCCTCGAAGCAGACGCCGGTAAGATCGCCGTAGGTGGGGGCTGAGACAAGCCACCGAGTCTCGGGGCGCAGCGTAGCCCACATGCCCAGCACCTCGGCGGCGGTCCGAGTCTTGCCCGCGCCACGCCCGGCAAGCAGCAGCCAGATGGTCCAGTCCTTAGACTTCGGTGGAACTTGATGGGGCAGCCGCTTGACCATCCAACCCATTTGCCAGTCGGCGATGACGCGCTCGGTTGGCGTCAGCTTCTCCCACGCGTGTTTGAGGTCATCCATTCTTCGCCTTCTCGACTAACTCAAGGAAGGTGAAAAGGTTCTCGCTTGGCTCGTTCTTTATCTCGACCTCAGCCTTGATGGTCTCGCGCCAGCCCGCGCGAGTTTTCATCCAGAAGATGGCGGCGGCGACGGAGCCTGTCCCCTTGCTGGTGGCGATTGAGAACAGGTTCTGTGCCACCTGCGCGTTCATCAAAGCTTCGGCGGTCTCTAACTCGTGGTCGTAATACTTTCGGAGGGTCTCGTCAGAGATGCCGAGGACCTTGGCGATCTGGCCATGGGTCAGGCCGATGCCTGCCATGACGGTGACCTGCTTGCGGTCCTTTTCGGTTGGTTCATGGGCTCTTCGGGTCATGCCGTTCTGCCTTCATTTCATCAAAGGTTTTGCCCGCTCCTTCGAGAATAGCGGACTGTCCGGTGAAATCTTGCCAGCGGGAGACTATCACATCGCAGTACTTGGGGTCGAGTTCCATGAGGCGGGAGTAGCGCCCGTTCTTTTCGGCGGCAATCATAGTGGACCCGCTGCCTCCGAAACAGTCAATCACCACATCCCCTGCCTTGCTGCTATTGTTAAGCGCACGTTCGATCAGCTCGACGGGCTTCTGGGTTGGGTGAACATAGTCCCCGGTGCTGCCTCGACTCATGTACCAAACGTCTGACTGGGACTTGTCGCCGTACCACTGACCGCCGCAATAGAAGATAAACTCGTGCTGGGGCCGGTAATTGGAGTTGCCAAGGCCAATCGACTTCTTGTCCCACACGATACAGGCCTTTACTTTGTGGCCGCAGCTTTCCAGCCCGGCCTCAAACTCGGCGTAGGTGCGCCACGTAAAGCAGGCGTAAAGAGCGCCGCCCTCCTTCATGCAGGCGGTGGCCGTCGCGATAGCGTCTCGGACGAGGGCGATAAGGTCATCGCCTTGGAGGTCATCGTTCAGAATCATCCCGTGCGATTTAATTTTGACGCCGCCAGTTTTTTTATCCAACGCATGATCACCAGCCGCCCGGCCACCGCCGTAGGACATCCCGTAGGGCGGATCGGTAAAGATCATATCGGCGCGCTCGCCGCCCATAAGCGTCGTGAACGCATCGATGCTGGTCGAGTCCCCACACATCAGGCGATGATTTCCCAGCACCCACACGTCGCCCAGCACCGTCACCGGATCGACGGGCGGCTCCGGGGCGGCGTCCGGGTCCGTCAGTCCGTCGGTCGGTTCGGCCAGCAGGTCGCCCAGCAGTTTGTCGTCGAACCCGATCAGGCTGAGGTCGAACCCTTCAAGGTTCAGGTCGCCCACCTCCACCTTGAGGAGGTCGATGTCCCACCCGGCGTTTAGCGCCAGTTGGTTGTCCGCCAGCACGTAGGCCTTCTTCTGGGCCTCGGACCAGCCGGTCGCCACCATGACGGGGACGTCGGGCAGGCCGAGCTTCCGGGCCGCCATGACGCGCCCGTGGCCCGCAATGATGCTTCCGGCCTCGTCAATCAGGATCGGGCTGGTCCAGCCCCATTCCTTCACCGACGCGGCGATTTGCGCGACCTGCGCGTCCGAGTGCGTCCGGGCATTGCGGGCGTAGGGTATGAGATCAGCGACGGGGCGCCGCTCGACCTTATCGGCGGGCCAAGCATTTATAGTGCCAACATTTTCTACTGCTTTGCTTTTGCTCATTTTAATCTCCCGTCGACTTGCAGGACCATATTCCTGAAAAAAAAATTATGCAACCGGAAAATAATTCTTGTATTTCGTGTGAATCAACGTATACTCAAATCATCAACCGAACGGAGCCCAACATGACCACCACCCGCCAAGATGCCTACGACGCCTACTATTACGCCCAGTGGATCGGCACACCGGAGCCCACCGAGGCTGACATCGACCTCTTCATCGAGATGGCTGGTGGCGACGTGCTCGCCATAACGCAGGAAGAACGCGACCAGATCGTTTACGACATCATCACCGCCAAGTAAGGATCCCAGACCATGTATTACCTAATCAACAACGACTCTTATCTCTCTTTCGCCCAGCAGATCGCTATAGCAGACACATTCATTTACGAAGACTCAGCCATCCGCACGGCTAAGCGTCGTCAAGAGCAAACCGGTCAAACTTGGGAGGTGGTTAAAATAGCGTGTGTTTACAATACCAAAGAGGATGCCTGAGCCATGACCACCGAATATAAGATCATCGTAAGCTTTAACGTCCATTCGCTACATAAGAGCTGGGACTGGTGCGCGGTCACTGACGATTACGACGGGCAGGAAACTGACCCGATTGGTTACGGAGCTACAGCCAGCGAGGCTGTAGCGATTTTAATGGAACAATTAGAGGGGTGACCGGAAAATAGTTCTTGTTTTATACAGCGACTCGTGTATTATGACCTTGTAGCAACTAACCAACCAAACGGAGCCTAACATGACCCGCCTGCTTAACGCCTACCGCGCCCTCCCTAGCCTCCGCAACCGCAGCAAGCTTCAGGCTTATCTTGATAAGCATCAGATGGCAATTTGCCTCGCCACGGTCGAAGAGGTCGCCTTCCTCCGCGCCCACGACTTTCTGCTTTAACCAAACCGGGGGGCCAAGCGCCCCCCACCACACCAGCCCAACGGAGCCCAACCATGCAAACCATTCTCGAAGCCATTCTCGCCCTAATTTGCTTCACCATCGTCGGCGCAGTAACCGCCCTTGCCTTCATCTAAGGAACCAGCCCAATGACTTACGCAGCCAACCTCGCCGAAGAATACGCCGCAACCAAAGCCGAGATCGAAGGTTTGACCCGCCGCCTTGAGGAGCTCAAAATTAAGATCAAAGAAACCGGCATGGCCGAGTTGGTCGGCCCCCGCAACATTGTGACGGTAACCTTGTCGGAGCCCACCCGCTTTGATGCCACCGCCGCTAAGACCTTCCTAACGCCTGAGCAGATTGCCGCCTGCACCAAAACGGGCGAGTTGGTCACCTCCATCCGGGTGAAGGCGGTCAAAAACGTAAAGGTGCTGGCATGAACCCCGTATACGCAGTCCTTCGGGATGACGCCACACTGGCAGGCTGGGTGCAGAAGCGCCCAGCCGGGGACTGGAGGGCCCTCTCTGTCTCCGGCGTCCTGTCCCACCACCCCACCCGTGAACAAGCCCGTGAGGCCCTCAGATGCTCGTAGACGCCCTGATCTTCGGAATCCCCATGACCCTGCTGATCCTCTGGCTCTGGCCGGAGGAGCCAACGCCGGATCCATACGACAACCCCGACCACTGGGGCGAGCAATGAGAAACCTCCAGCAGTTCATGGATGACCACAACATCCGCCACAAGGATCTGGCCTTCATCACGGGCTGCACGACCCGCTCGGTGTTCAACTGGGTGATGGGCGCTCGCCCCTTGCCCCGATCCACCGATCTGCTGCTTCAAGCCCTCGCCGAGGGCAAGATCGACGAGTCGTGGCTGGCTGAGAAGCTGAAGGTTTACCTGTAACATAAAAAGTAACGCTATCATCCATAGCCAGCCTCCGGGCTGGCTTTTTTTGCGGCCAGACTATCCGCCGCACCGGACGGACCGCCGGACCCCCCCTAAAGGGGGGGAGTCCGGTCCGGTCCGTTTTCCGGGCGTTTTGCCCCCAAACGGACTGTCCGTCAAAAGTCCGGTCCGGTCCGTTGGTCCGTTGGGACCGAAACGAACTTAGTCCGCAAAAGTCCGTTTCGGTCCGGTTGAGCGTAGCAATCATTTCGACGCCTTTGACATAAGCATGGCCGACGCCTGCACCTCGTTGCTAACCACCCACCCGTTGAGCGCCGGGCTGATGATCTCCGCGATCAGGAGCGCCCCGATAAGCTGGTCGGGATA